ATACCATGAGCTATGCAGGTGCTGGACTCAGCTACAACTATCTCAGTCCTGGTCAAGATGGAGTTGGAAGAAGTGACCCCAACAAGTACACTATTTCACGCAATCAAGGCCGAATCTATCACACCACCACTGACGAAAGTGGAGACTTTTATGTGGGTGTGGTCACTCCTGGAGAAGTGAACACGATCACCGGAGTGCAATCTCCTGCGAGGCCCAGTTTTAGAATTGATCAACAGCGAGGCGTCATTGACGGTAGAGCCTTCTATCAAAGTATCTTTGGTTTTATGGCTCCCTTTGTATTGGCGCTCACACGTAGAGGAAAATAACAATTGAATAACATATCGAGAGGGAACGGCTGATGGTAGCCCCAATTTTCAAATTTAAGAACGTCAAAGTAAGGCTCACTGGGAGCAGCCCCACTTTTGTCTATGGAGTCACTCCCTATGTGGCCAGCTTGGCTGGTCGCACACTGGACGAGGGCACTGGTGTCAGTGAAGTGAGCACAGTGGTTCTCACTGTGCAAATCAGCAATATCACTGGTTATGGTGTTCCTAGCCCAGCACCACCTGCTGCTCAAACAGTGAGTGTGAGCGCCTTTGTGCAAAACACTACAACCAGTCCTCCCACTTTTGACAACAACAACAGTCGCACCTTGGTCTACAACTATCCTTTGATAGCCAACAACGCATTTGATCCTCTCAGTGGTAACCTAGTGCTGGCCAGCAATGATCAGCTGTGGGTGCAATGTCCCATTGCTGGAGTAACCTGCGACATAACAGTGAGCCTCTTGGAGATTGCAAATGCCACGGCTTCTTGAAGATAGGGCTATTGGCGGAGCCCTCGCTGATGTGGCCACCCGTCTCTATGCTGGACAAACACCAGGAAATGTGCTACAGGTAGCACCAGATGGTCAAAGTTTGGTGCTTGGTCCCGTACCTAGTGCAGGCAGTGGTGCCACAGGACCAACTGGACCTGGAGTAGGGGCTACAGGAGCTACAGGACCTGCAGGAGCTGCTGTGATCACCTCAGTTGGCCCCAGACAGCAGTTATACGCTACCCCCGGCAGCTACACATGGACTGTTCCCAACAATACCAATTATATTATCCTAAATGTGGTAGGCGGAGGCAGTGGCGGCGGGCCCGGAAATGTGAATCAGGAATATACAGGTGCGGACGGGGGATTTGTGTATACCACCACCGTTGGTCCCACCGGACAACCAGGCGGCAGTCTACGAGCTGAGGCTCAAGTGACTCCTGGGGGTACAGTAACAATCACTGTTGGAAGTGGAGGCCTGGGTTCACAAGCCAATCCTGCTGCAACAAGTTTGCCGGGAACAGCAAGTGCTGTTGGGGGACTGTTGGCAGTAAATGGCGACGCTGCTGTTACCAACATCGTGTGCAATGGTGGAACTTTTCAGGGAGGTTTTACTACCACACCTATTCCGAGAGCAGGCAGCACACCAACTGGATTGTTCAGTCCATTTTTGAGTGAATACGGCCAAGGCGGTGCAGGCGGCGACGGTTACGGCGCACCTGGCAACGGAGGTGGAGGTGCTGTGTTGATCGAGTGGACCGAAGTGACCTAAATAGCAGCATGAGAGCTGAAGAAATTGACGCAACCTACTACAGTCCAGAAAATGATCGTTTTGCTATTCAAAGCATAGACGACACACGCAAGCCTCGCATTACGCTGTTGCATCTCAACCGGCTCAAAAAGATGCGTGCGGCACGAGATCTTGAGAACCTAGTGAGACGAGACATTCTGGGATTGCTGTATGGCGCCCCAGCAGAAGGCGGCGGCATGCCCGGAATGTGAGGTTTTTGAACCAAAAACCGGGCTGATTTCTTGACCTTCTTAAATAACTGCTGAGTCTGACCATTTACCAAAAGGAGACACTCATGGCAAATACAAAGCTGTTGAAGGTAATGGATTACCTTATCAACGAACAAGAAGACAAAGCTCGCGAGCTGCTGCATCAAATCTTTATCGAGAAGGCACGTGCCATTCACGAAGAAATGAGCGCACATGACGACGACATGGAAGAAGACATGCTGGGCGGCAACATGGGCGAAAAGCTTGCTGACGAAATTGATGCTGACAAGGATGAGATCGAAAGCGAAGAGCACTATGACGCAGCCATGGAAGACGAAGACATGGAAGTAGACGATGCTGTAGAAGATCTCGGCGACGAGCTAGACATGGACGACGAAGACGTTGATGACGTTGACGTAGAAGACGAAGTTGAAGTCGACATAGGCGACGAAGAAGGCGAAGACATGGACATGGATATGGACATGGACATGGACGCCGAAGAAGAAGGTGAGCATGACGAGCACGAAGAGATCCATGATCTTGAGCAAGCCATTGCTGAACTGAAGGCCGAGTTTGAAGCCCTCAAGCAAGAAGTAGAAGGTGGTGAGCACAGTGACGAAATGGCTGATGCCGACGAAGAAGAAGTTGACGAAGCTTGGGAAACTGAAGACGAGATGGACGAAGATTTCGACAGCCTCGATGAGAACGTTGACCTAGAAATAGTAACAGCAGCCAAAGGCGGCGAAGTGGGCAGCGGACGTTTTGCTCCAGCTGACACCAACAAGCACAGCCCTGTGCCCAGCACACAAACTGACACCATGGGTGCCAAGCCTGTGGTAACTGGCAAGGGACCCAAGGCCAGTGGCTACGAGCGTCAAGCTGCACCCAGCGCAGGTCATGTTGGCCCAGCCAGCAACCGTCGCCGCAAGGCAGAAGATGGCATGAGCCATGTGAGCAAGGAAGGTTCAGCCAAGGCAGTTCTCAACAAGGACCGCAGTGACGGATTTGGCGCTCCAGGAACCAAGAGCCCAATTCAAGGACGCTAAACAGTAGAAAAAGGCTGTGATTGAACATCACAGCCTTTTTTTTGACCAAAATTTGCGGTTTTTTCCGGTAAAAACCAGCAGATTAAACAAATGGTTTAAATACTATGGCGAACTACTGCCAGGAACAACAAAATGGCCCTATTGCTACAAGAACATATTCGTTTTGATGATGCCGGCATACGACTGCTGAGTGAGGGAGCACCTGATGGTCCCAAGAACCTCTTCATGGAAGGCATCTTTCTACAAGGCGGTATCAAAAATCACAATGGTAGAGTGTATCCAGTAGACCAAATCAGACGGGCGGTGGATGCAGTAAACCATTGTATCGACAAAGACAACGGCGTGCCAGGTGAGCTCGATCATCCCCAAGAGCTACAAATACATCTGGATAGAGTAAGTCACAGCATCGTAAAGATGTGGATGGACGGACCCAACGGTATGGGCAAACTGAAATTGCTGCCTACTCCTTGTGGTCAAATCGCAAAGACATTGCTAGAAAGTGGAGTGAAATTGGGGGTCAGCTCTAGAGGAAGCGGCAATGTTGACAGCATAGGAAATGTTTCAGATTTTGAAATGTTGACTGTGGACATAGTGGCCAAGCCCAGTGCCCCTAGTGCCTACCCCATACCTGTGTATGAGGCACTGCAACACGCTCGGCATGGCAACAACATCATGGATCTAGCTGAGAGTGTGAGGCACGATGCCACTGCGCAAAAGTATCTCAAGAAAGCACTGTTGCGCTGGGTTGATGAGTTGAAGATATAAACAAGGAGATCCCAATCCTATGGAAAAACAACTACAAGAACTTCTTGAGAATGCTGTGTTGGGTGAAGACACTCGCACAGCTCTACAGGAAGCATTTGCTGCCAAGCTCAAAGAGGCAGAACACAAGCTGGAAGAAAGCTATGCAAGACGCTTTGAGCATGAGAGAGCAGTTCTTGTGGAAACCATGGACACTATGCTGAACAGCGTTATCCGCAAGGAGCTTGAAGAATTCTCTCAAGACAAGCGTTCAGTTGCTGCTCAAAAGGTAAAGCTGGCCGAAGCCAACAGACGTGCCGAAGCCAATTACCAAGCCAAGCTGGCCAAGAATGTGAAGATGCTGGAGAGCTTTATGCTCAAGCAAATCACAAGTGAATTGGCCGAATTCCGCGAGGATAGAAAGAGTTTGGCAGAGCAACGTGACCGTATGGCCCAAGAACTAAATGAAAGCCGTGCTGCCACACAAGCTGCCTTTGAACAAAAGGTAGCCAAGCTGGAGAACTTTGTGCTCAAGCAACTCAGTGAAGAAATTGAAGAATTTCAAGCTGACAAGCAAGCACTTGTTGAACAGCGTGTGAAATTGGCTGCACAAGCCCGTACAAAACTGGATGAAACACGCCAACGTTTTGTCACAAGAGCTACCACTGTTGTGGACAAGACTCTCAACGAAGTGATTCGCAAGGAGTTGGTGCAATGGAGAGACGATATCAAAATTGCAAGAGAAAACAACTTTGGTCGCAAGATCTTTGAAGCAGTGGCTGCCGAATACATGAGCAGCTATCTCAGTGAAGGCACTGCCACAAAGAAATTGCAAAAACAACTGCAAGAAACCACTCAGCAGTTGCAGGAAGCCCAACAGCAGATCGCCAGCAAGCAAAAGTTGCTGGAGAGCGAGCAGCGGGCCGCCACAGTTGCTCGCGAGCGTGCTCAAAGAGTTGAGGTTCTCAACGAACTACTCAGTCCCTTGAGAGGCGACAAGCGTGCAGTGATGGAAAGTCTTCTCAGTGATGTGAAGACAGCCAACCTCAAGGAGGCATTCCATCGCTATATGCCCAGTGTTTTGAACAACAATCCTGCTCAGGCTCCCAAAAAGCCAGCTCAGGCTGCTGCAAACAAAACAGTGGCACACTCCGGAGACCGAGTGAGTCTCGTGGAGCAAACCCAACCAAAAATTGAAGAAACCGAAGATCTTCAAAACATCTTGGTTTTGGCAGGCATCAGACAAGCCGCCAGAGCACAATAAAGGAGAATAAAACCCAATGAAAGGCAATCTTTTCGAAGCCAATTGGAACCTCACCAAGCAAGCCCTATGCGATGGCCTCACCGGCAACCGCAAAAAGGTTATGGAAGTGGTTCTAGAGAATACCAAGAGAGACCTCAGCGGAAGAGCTGGAGTACTGCTCGAAACTGCAACACCTGGCGCCACCAGCAGCGGTAACGTAGCCACCCTAAACAAGGTGATTCTACCTGTTATCCGTCGAGTGATGCCCACTGTGATCGCCAACGAAATCATTGGCGTGCAGCCCATGACAGGCCCTGTTGGTCAGATCCACACCCTGCGTGTGCGTTATGCTGACACATTTGGCGCTCCTGCTCCTGGCGTTATTGCTGGTAGTGAGGCTCTAAGCCCATTTGACATTGCCAAGTTCTACAGCGGCAATGGCAACACAGCCAACCCTCGTGGTGCTGACACCCAAGTGCTAGAAGGCACAGCTGGCAAGAGACTGAACATCCAAATC